TCTAGCAAATCTCTAAGCTTTGATATGTCGAGATCGAAAATAGTAACACCATCAAGCAATAATCGTACGACAACATTTCTATTACTAAACTCTAAAGCAAAACCCGAGATGGTTTTAATGCCAGTGTCAGAAAAGATCGTGTAGTAAGTAACATTGTTCAAAGTCTCATTAACATCAATCTGCTGAATGATAGCGAGGTCTGTGCTTATGGAAGTCTCGGAGTCTACAAGCAAGCGTCTACTACCATCAGGCTTTAGAACAACCTCCGCATACTCCGATTCTGCGCCATCAACAGATGCCCCCACCAACTTGGTGGAGCCACTAGCCTCTAATGTATCAAGATCGGCCACTAAGCTTCTAGTCCACTAAGTGTTGAATAAAGGTCTTGTGGTTGTTTGTCTCTGTTTGTGATTGTAACTCTAATGACATTCGTTGCAGCACCCTTAAGTATCCTAGCAAAAGGAATATCAATATTAGGAGTTGATGTAGAATTAAAGCCTACAAACCTAGCAACGCCATCGACAAGGATCTCAACCTTGATTTTCCCACTTCCAGTTGCCCAAAGATTTTCACCTAAGAATGTCTTTGCTGCTGTTACTGAATAGTCATGATTGACTGATGCTCCCGCTGCAACGGCCGCGCTTGTTTGATAATCAATAACTTCATCGCCGGCCTGATCGGCTACCATCTCAACAGGTAGAGGATTTGTAGCACTATAGGCAACGCCTGCCTCGTCAAACAAGTTTGCTTGAACGGAGTCGCTTGCTGCAACGAGATCGCGGATATCTAAATCAACAGCGTCAACAGTGATAGAGTTGCCGCCGTCTGCAATGTTTACATCGTCTGTAATAGCGGTAACTGTTGCTACCGTGTCAATGTTTACACTTCCGTCTGCGTTAATTACTAGCTTTTGTGAAGGTGTTACTGCATCCGAAATGAATACGTCAACGTCCCCTGCCGCTTCCGTTCTTACCGGAAGACTTGAATCATAGTCACTCATGATCTAACTCCTTGATCTCTTTGTTAAGTTCTTCTATCTTATTATCTTGAATTGTTATGTCTTTCCGAAGGCGTGTTACATCGGCCTCTCTCTCCATGATCTTAAAAAGCATCTCGCTTTTTGCTACATCAACCTTTTGTCTGTGGAGCTTTAGTTTCTCTAACTCTATATTCATAATAGGTTCCCGAATATTCTTGCATTAAAATCTGATGTTGTTGGTCTGAAATTGTTTACTGTTACTTTGATTATAGAGCCGGCCGCAACGACTAGTCCACCGACATCAAAGATTGCATTAAAGTCACACCAGTAGGTTCTCTTTTTATCTTGAGTATTGTTGTCAATCTCAATGGTGAATTCAGCATAATTGTCACCACTGGCACTTGCTTTACTTAGCGAGAAGGTGTTTCCGACGGGCACAGTATATGTAAGAACATCAACAGTCGCACCGCTTGCCACGCTTGTTACTTCGCTATAGTTGTTTGTAGCAACGCCAGCACCAGTGATTGTGACGGGCACCGTTGAGCCTGCTTCCTGCTCAATTGTTACTGCGACAGAAACCTTATCTAGTGATGGCTCTCTAAACTTTTGCTGTTCTCTATCTCTACTCGACCTAGGCAATGTCACCGATCGCCCCTAGTCGTTGATAAAACCAAGCAATCCAAACTGTCTTACCGTTCTTAACGTAAGATTGAATATCAAAGTACTGACACTCAGCGCCTAGTTTTGCATTGTTTTTAAACATGAGAATGCGCAACCCTTTCGGGCTGGCACTCTCAATGTAATTTGGTATTAAGTCAGAATGAATCGCCATTAATCAGTAAGCATAGCAACTAAGGGAGACTTGCCAGCAGCCGCTGATCCTTCCCCTAGCTCAAGACCGCCTACACCGTAAGTACAATCTACCGCAACTTGCATACCGTTAACGCCGTAACGTAGGTCAGTATCTTCACCAACAGCAGGACTTCTTTGGAATGCAAAACCGCAACCCTCAGGAGCAATCATAAAAGCTTGTTGAGCCTTGATTTGCTGATTTAAGATAACTGGGATTCCATAAACCGAGCCCACGCTTCCGTTTACAATTGGCGATGGCCCTACACCACGATAATCGTAACGTGAGAACTCAGGAAGCTCTAGCATTGCTCTCTCTTGATCAGCAGCGATAACGAACTTAACTGATGCCATGTTAGCAAAGTTAGCCATTAAAAACTCTCTCATAGCTAGAATGTTTGAAGCTGTGATATCAGCAGGAGCAGCACCATTAACAGAAAGACCGGCAACGAGCTCAAGCTCTGCAAGAATATCGTCATTAATTTGTCTACCGTGAGCAGCAGCCGCCCTAGTGATAGCTTGAATCTTGTATTCAATTGTTGACTGCATTTCATCAGCGGCGTCATATCCAAAAAGGATATACTTGTTCTTGTCTAATGCGATGGTATCAACATCAACAGTAAGAGCTGCTGACTCAGCACCTTGAGCGCCGAAAGCACGATCGCCAACTGTGAATGAAGTCATCTTAGGAATAGAGACTTGCTTGCTTCCTTTTACTGCCAGGTTTGAATGATCAGTTAAGCAGCTGATAAGCGAAGCTGTTTCCTTAAGTTCTCTTTGTACTAGTGAAGCAATAAGATCTTGCTTAGCTTGAGTTAATACGTTTGCGGCCATCTCTTTCTCCTTGAGTTAGGCTTTAAGCATTGCGATTATTTCGTCCTTGCTTAATTCGTTTAATGTTGGTTGTTCAATTTTGTTCATAGGTGTTGCGCTCATTACGGGCACGTTGCCTTTTGTGAATAAGTAGTAATCTTCTTTCTTAGCTTTCTCGATTAACTGCATAACTGACTCTTGTCTGATTTGACCGTCATCGGCTTGAAGTGTTTCAAAATCGCTTTTGTCGAATAGCTTGATTAACTTATCTGGGTTGATGCAGCCCGCTTTATGCGCCTCTGTCTTGATGGCCCCAGTTACGTCTTTCCATAGAGCTTGCTTTCTCTCGTTAAGGTATCGTGCTTCGAGGTCTTTGTTCTTGCCTTTTAAGTTGTCGATAATCTCTTGGAAGTTTCCACTTGCTTCGAGGTCAGCGTTCTCTTTGGCATCAAGTTGTTCCTGGAGTTTGTTGGCCCTTTCTCTTGCCTTCTTCTCCGCTTCAACAGACTTTCGGTAGCTCTCATACTTAACAGTGTCTTGCGACTCTACATGACTACTCTCTACAGCATCGCTACTAGCGCTGGTGCTTGGCTCCACTGGTGCCGATTCGATATTACTCATTTTCTTCCTCCGTGACATTGTTTGTCAAATCTATTTAAAAAACCGCCGTATAGCGGAAACTAATTTCTTTTCAACCCTCTTCACGAACTCTTGTTTTGCAAAGACCTGTAATATTGGTCGGTCTTTGTTTTGAATCTCTAAGAGGTCTTGATTCTTAATGGGCGGTCCCTTTGCTAGGCCATTCTTTGTTTTTAGCTTCTTATGGACGCCAGTCGATCTATATGAGAACGAAAGTTTACTGGCCGAGAATATAACTGAAAGCCTATCTAGCAATTCTCCCGTAAAGGTAAGGTTAGATTTTCCAGCAGCATAACCGTCACCCGTTGGATTGAACTTTGCGAGCTTCGCTCTTGCTGTGATCCATGAGCTCGATAGTTCTGGTTTTAGCCCCTTGTCTCTTATCTCTTTTACGGTGAGTTCTTGTAGCTGCTCCGCAAAGTCTGATCGCTTTATTGCTCTACCTATTCTTAGTTTTGTTCGCGCAAGCTCTTTATCTAGCCCCGTTATTCTTATTTTAGTCAATCGCAAGTCCTATGTTAGTCAGGATGCTTTCAATGTCTATATCTGTAACAGTGTTATTGGTAGCGAACAACGAAGCAAGGTCAAGGGCGGCGGGCTCGTCGGTCTCTCTTACTTGATCGGCAATCAAGCCAATCTCTTTTTCGCTAAGGCCAAAGAAATCTCGCGCCTTGCTCTTATTAGGAGAGGGCTGGCCATAGCTTCCGGTGATATTTCCATGAGCCTTGCCCACTTCATTGTCATCCATCTTGAGAACAATACTGCCGCCTTGTGTACTTGATTCAATACCTAGTAACATATCGCCGAAATCGGTAAGATCAACGTCACCAACAGACACGCCTTTTTCTTCGGCGTACTCCGTTGTGTAGTCGGGAAAGCTCTTGCCTTGCCAGTCCTTGCCGTCTTGCGTTCTTATAATGATTGTCTCTAGTGCCTCTTGCTGAAAGCCCGCTATCTCTGATGGTGTGGGCTCTCTGCCAAAGGCATCAACGAGATCAATCGTCTGCGAGATTTGGCTCGATGATATCTCTCGGCTCATCCTCTTCCTCCACTATAGGGGCAACGACTGGCATTGCTCCCATTGTATCCTCTTCATATTGATCAAACTTTTCTTTGGCGAGATCTCTAGTCAAGCCCTCTTTGTCCATGATTGCCTTGATAGGGCTAGAGATACCGATAGCGATCTCTCTCTCTACAATGTCCAGTTCGTCGGCCTCTGATTTAATAAGTTCAGGGCGAGAAAAGGTAGGGATAACTTTAGAGTCATCAGGGATATTACCGACTCTATATTTGTCTTCGATGTTAGTTGCTGAGTCGAGAACGGATAGCCATTCTTTAATGAGCCTATATACCTCTTGCTCAACCTTGGCGAACATATCGTAATCAGATCTTGATGCCGAAACTTTCTCAATCATAGAGAGTAGACGCTCAATACCAGAATTATAAGTTTGCCCTTCTCCACTCATTGTCACTGTCTTAGGATCAATGCCGTTGGAGCTTAAGAAGGTTGTGAGCAATACTTCTAGGTAAGCAATAGAGCCCGCAATATCTGATCCTGGATTAACATATTGAAAGTCAGTTGTTATTCCGGCAGCTTCATCGTTAGGAAGCTTAAGGATAACGTTAGGACCAATAGTGATTGACTCCATTAGTAAATCTTGAGGGCCTTTGAGAACACCGACAGCAAAGCCTTGCATCTTCACTACCTGTTGCACCGTTGACATTGCCGCATTGAAAGACCTGGTGAACTGAGCATAAGGATTCTCTGTGCGTACCCAATACTCAAACTCTTTATCCTTACTAACGTCAATGAATGGCAGCATGTTAGCACTGGCCAGGGGATTAGGGACGGGCTCTCCGAGTATGTTGCCTCGTGAGTCCATACGAAACTGCTCTTGCATTGTGTAGACAGCATATACCTTGTGCTGCCCTTGTTTCTTAAACGCCAACTCTTCTTTATAGTTCTCGCTCGCTTGCTTGTATGTAGTTTCTACGCCAGTGGCCGAGCCGGGGTTGTCTGCTGACTCTTGTAGCTCGTCGTGATTATCGTATGTAGATATAATGATCGCCTTGGCCGTCTCAGGATCGTTATCCATCGGCACGCTATCCCACTGGTGGGGCTTGAGTACGCGCATAGATAAAGCGCCATGCTTAGGCATGATCTGGATAAGGCATTGATCGTGATTCTTATAGAGCCTATTGGCCAGGTTGAGTTTAGTATTGGCGTTCATGTCGTCATACACAAGCTCCATTGTCTTAACCTGATCATCGGTAAGCTCAGTGAACTCTCTAGTAGGAGCATCGGAGTAGATACAACTTAACTCGTTAACAATTCTTTTACATATATTTACTGAGCTAACTATAGGAAGTTCTTTAACGGTATTCTCAGAGAATTGTTCCCTAAGTTCTTCGATAACGTACTCTTTAATTCTGTCGTTATAGATCTCACTGGCCTGATAGGAAGTAGTCTTTCTCCCTTTGTTTGTATTAGATTCGATCTTAGCAACGGCCATCATACGGCCGCTCTTGGTGGTTAGGTCAAACATGCACTTATCCTTGTGTCAGTATCTTAAATCCGTTTGTATTGTGTATAGGGTAGAGCTTCCAGCACAAATAGGCTAGTGAATCGACCAGGTGAGATAAGCTAGGATCGGTCTTTTGATCTAACTGGCCATGCTTGTCCCATACAAGCTGTTTAAGATCGCGTATAGTCTTACGGCATGACGGGTGGATCTTAATCAGTCCTAGCGTAAAGCATCTGTTGAGGTTGTTAATCTTATCAATAACAGCAGGGTTTTGAAAGTGAACTAGATTAAAGCCCGCGTCCTTTAGTATCTTATGATCACTGGTGCCACTCGTTCGTCTTGCCTTACCTGTAGAGTCGCATACTATAGATGCTCCCGTTGCTCCCATCCTCTTAAGTCCGTCACACTTCTTAAAAGTATCACCTGTTATCTGTTGTTCGCCCCATACATATAGGCCATGCGCGTGTTGTGAACATAGAACGTCAGAGTTATAATCAATATTGAAATCGGACCCTGTCCATATAGTGCCAGGTAACTTCTTAGCTTCCTCGCTGACATGATCATCCTCATTGAATGAATAGACAGCAGCGCCCGAGTTAGTGGCATCATACTCGCCCGCTAAGAATCTCTTGCGCTCTAATTCAGGCATCGACTCAAGGAGCCTGATATAGTCCTCGTCGATGTTGTCAATGTTGCCTTGAACATTCATTTGTATAGATAGATAGTTCTCAGGATCTATAAGGCTCTCACCATCTTGAGGATTAACCTTTTGCTCAAAGAGTTGATAAACCCATGAGCTTGTTTTAGTGGGGTTGAGGTCATAATAGCAAACCTTTCTCAGCCCATTCTTTTGAGCCAGTCTAGTTTTAAGCTTATTGATAGCGGCATAGCTAACTTGATTAGATTCATTGGCCCATATCGTTGAGAACTCAGTACCTAGTAGACGCTCTATTTTCTTTTGATCATCGAGCCCTGCAATCTTGATTGTTGAGCCATTAGGTAGGGTGTATATGTAATCGCTGTTATTGAGGGATCCACCCATGTAGGGAAAGCATAGTCTAAGTACATCGGGCAATGTCTTAAGCCAGATCGATGCTTTTGCCGCCGAGAAAGTTTCTCTAACAATGATATGATCACTTCTTTCCTTGGAAGCACGAATGAGAATCATGCGCATAATGATGAACGATTTACCCGATCTTGAGCCGCCGTATAGACAAAAATTCTTCGCCCTTGATCTGACAATCTCGGAGATTGCCGCTGTCTGAGTAGCGGTCTTTTTAAAGGTTGTGATCATTGATTCTGTTCTTGGCTATCTCAAAATAAGCGTCATCCTGCTCGATGCCTATGAATTTTCTGTTTAGATTTTTGCAAGCAACGCCGGTGCTTCCGCTACCCATTGTGAAATCTAGTACCATTTCATTTTCTAGTGTGTAGGTTTTAATTAGGTATTCTAATAGGGCCACTGGCTTTTGTGTTGGGTGTACTTTATTTTTCTTATTTGCGTTACTAAACTGCAGTAGTCCGTTTGGATACCTCTCAGTACTATCGTACTTAGTATCTCTTTTTTCAATCCCATAAATATGTTCACCTAACTTGGTTTTTTCATATTTAGTATTTGCTATCCTTCTTTTGTGTCCTGTGGTCTTAACTGGGTTGTATAAACATTGGTTTTTATAAAAAACAGAAACTAGTTCTATAAGTCGCAAGGGTTGCTTTTTTGCATTTAGATGATTAGTCGCTTTGTTTTTCTGCCAAACCCAATCATATTTATACATTTTCGGGTTGCTCATAATTAAAGCTGCAGTAAATGGCTGGGCACCAAACAAACATATAGCCCCGTTGTTCTTAGTGACCCTCTTCAGTTGCGTCCACATTAATTCAAAGTCAATAACCGAATCCCATTTACACTGAGTCGTGCCATAAGGTGGATCCGTCAAGACCATATCAATTGAGTCATCAGGGATATTTTTCATTAACTCTAGGCAATCGCCATGCATAAGATCGATCAAAGCTTTGACTCATCGTCATCTATAATGATTTCTAGTTTAGTGACCTGGTCAACCTCTTGCCTGTCCGTTTGATTTAGTTCGTTCTTACCTAGCCATATAAGCATCGAGACATTTCCGGCCATAGCAACATCATATTGTTTCTTTCTA